CGCACGGTCTCAATATACGCCTCGGGTGAGTGTGGGATGACTGACAAACCGTCATCCCCCTGGTAAATGCCAAGCATCCGCCAAGCCTCTTCTGGGCTAAAGCCAATATCACGAAGGTAAGAATACGCGTTAAACATATTACACAAACCGCCGATGCATGATGTATCCATCATCCCTGATCCAAGCGCAAACCCCGTAAAATACGGGCCTAAAGCAGTGACAACCTCTTGCAGGAACATCTGAACATTTAAATCTTTCAGTCCTTCCTCAGAGAAGACGTAGTCACCATACCCCATCCTGAGAACCTCGAAGAAGAAGTAGCGCAGAAAAGCGTTCACAGTGCCGTCAAAACGGCTATAATCTGTTTTCGCTATGGCATAGCCATGTATGAGCGCAAACTCACACACGCTAGACACTCTGTCCGCTACCTCCGCAGGGATCTTCCCGGGGGCATACATTGGGAGGGTTTTAAGATACTCAGCGAGCGGGTAAATATATTTAGCATATATCCACTTCCTCATGCTCTTGACCTGAGTTATCAGTCGAGGGGCATTGACCTTCCTATATGACTCCGCCTTAGTGAATGAACTGCTGGCATTTCCTTGGCCCACTTCCGATTCGCACCTGAGACGATCAGCGACCTGACTTGGTCGTGACATCTTCTCATTAACGAATCTTTCATCAGTGGGGATCAAGGTCGGGCCATCGGGGAACAACAACTTTGTGAACTCGGATATGTACTTGACATCCACCGCAGAAATATCTGATATATCCATATCAGACTGTTCCTGTGGTTTTAGCACACGGTCCGTGATCATAGTGTAGTCGTTTCCCACGCAGTCCTTAGCGGGGCTGACAGAACTGTCGCTCACGAATGGTTGACATACTTCAATCGTAGATGGCTTTGCTCTCTCGTCACCCAAGTCCCCATCTGCAGTCAATAATTGATAGTTACCTGCTTTGGTGACGGTCGCGAAGTAGGGATGGTACGGCTCTAATGGTTCTCCGAATGCTTCACGCATTCCCAAAAGAGCTGGGTACAACCACGCTGCTTCTTGTCGGGCAACCGAGACATCTCGGCCATACTGGATTGACAGTCTCTCTCTGACATCCTGGGTCGTAACAGGTGTAAGTTTTCCATCACACCCTCTGGCAGTAGCACTTGACACTAACCCTTGCCAAACCGATAGTTCTATGGTGTACGAGACATCTGAATCGATCAGGCCGATAGAGACATAATCTCTACCGCCATCCTTCGCGACAACCACTGTTTTCCCTTTTACGGGATTGAAATGTTCCAACCGGATTGTCTCACTTGAG